ATGTCACAAACTCGCAAAGTACTATCGCCACGGGAAGAGAAGTTCATCGAGACTTACTTTGCAACCAACAACCTGTCACGCTCATACAAGGAAGCTTTCGGGGTAGATTCGCCTCACAAAGCGATAAAGCTACTTGACACTCCACTGGTATCCTCAAGGCTCAAAAAGCTCAGAGAACAGGCAAAGAAAACGATACAGGTAACAAGTGCCGATGTGATCGCCAGGCTGAACGCCATGAGTACCACAAGCGTCTTTGATATCATCGATCCTGCAACAGGAAAGGTCAGGGAAGATATCGACTCCTACACTGCCCTTATGGTTAAGTCCATAAAGCTCTCCAAAAAAGATACGGAGTTTGGTGTTGAAGAGTCGGTACAAATATCTCTCAACGACAGGACCAGGGTACTTGAGCTCCTCGGTAAGTCGATAGATATGTTCCGTGCTCAGGTCGATCTCAATGTCACCGTATCGGTTCGCGACCAGATCAAGAATGACAGTTCGGTAACCGATGACGATGTGCAGCAACTGCTTGAGAACTTCAGGATGACCCGCGATGAGCCTGAGAAATTCATCGATGTGGATACTGTAGAGGTAGACAATGGCTAAGCTCAACAGTGAGGATAAGCTACTGCTGATGGCTGCTTCAAAGAGCATACGGTTCTTCGTTGTAATGATGCTCAAGGCTGAGCCTACAGAGGACCAGGAAACTGTACTCAACGATATAGACAATGGTGAGCGCAAGATATCGATACGATCCGGTCACGGTACTGGTAAAACTTCGATGCTCTCATGGATCATCCTGTGGTGGGGGCTATTCAAAGATGATGCAAAGATACCGATGACCGCCCCCGCCGCACCTCAGCTTTACGATCTACTGCTACCCGAGATACGCAAATGGCGCGATAAGCTGCCGCTCCAGTTGAAAAAAGAGGTAGATATCAAGTCCGAAAGGGTTGACTTCGAGAATGGCAACTTTGCCGTTGCAAGAACCGCCCGTAAAGATCAGCCTGAAGCATTGCAGGGGTTTCACGCTACCAATATCCTATTCATAATAGACGAGGCTTCAGGTATCCCACAAAATATCTTCGAGGTTGTCGAGGGTGCGCTAACCACGGACGGATCATTTGTTGTAATGACGGCGAACCCAACCAGAGTAGAGGGGTATTTCTACGATTCTCACCACAAAAATCGATGGCAGTGGAGCGTTTACCAGTTCAACGCTGAAAACTCGAAGAATGTATCAAAGGCGTGGATCGCTGAAAAGAAGAGGCAGTACGGTGAAAATAGCGATGTGTACCGGGTAAGGGTCAAAGGTGACTTCCCGAAACAGAGCTCAGACGCTGTTTTCTCTCTCGATAAGATTGAAGACGCTCAGCAAAATGAGCAATTTGACTCAAGCGGTGCTGAGGTGTGGGCTCTTGATGTAGCAGACTTCGGGGATGATAAGTCTGTCCTTGTAAAGAGAAAGGGGCTTCACTTCTACGAGGTTAAAACCAAAGAGGGAGCCGACCTTGCAACGCTCAAGGGGTGGCTACTATACGAGTATAACCGATCGGTGAGGAAGCCGTCGGTGATCTTCGTTGATGCAATCGGACTTGGTAGCGGTCTACCGTCTGTGTGCCATGAGGCAGGGCTTGATATTGTGATCGGGGTCAAAGCATCTCACACGGCTGATGACTCGGATACCTACCAGAATAAGAGAGCAGAGTGGTACTACAAGCTTGAAGAGGCTCTTGAAGATGCAAAGCTTCCTGATGACGATGAACTCGTAGGGGAGCTCATGGCTCAGAGGTATTTCATAAACACCTACGGAAAGATTCAGCTTGTTGATAAGAAGCAGATCAAGAAAGATTTGGGAAGATCGCCGGACAAAGCTGATGCTTTCGCAATATCTATGAACACGATGATCTACGACGAGTCTGTTTACGAAGAGGAGTACGATCTATACGGTGCCTCCATATCCGCCACACCATACAGCCACGCAGGGGGTGTATGGTGATATCAACACGAGAAGTCAACAGATCGGCTATCAGGGAAATGTTCGGAAATGATCTACTCAAGGTGTACAAGGCTGTGTGCGAGCATGGAGATATGAAAGTGTCTGCCAAGAAGCAACAGGCAAATGCCTTTGCAGTCTACATTCTCAAAGAACTTGGCTTCACTCCAAGGCAGATAAGAGAGATGATCCCGGTCACATACTATATGTCGCGCAAGGACAGCTTCAAGATATCAGACAGCTTCAAGCGATATGCGATGATATCAGGTGACTTCTTTGATATTGTCAACAACGCCACTGATTACAGTACCCCGATCCCGGTATCAAAACGAATAGTTGAAACATTGATCGTTGAAGATTTGGCTGCTTCCGGCTGGAGCGAGGATCAGATCATGGCAGCGGTCGGCGTGTCGAGGTACAAAGCAAGATTTATAATCAACAAGATAAAGGATACTGATGGGTAACGATGAAACAAAGAGATTGATACTCGATATGGTTGATGAGGCTAAGAAAGGGTATGAGGCATACAAGGATCAATTCATACGCCTTGAGAACGGGTACACAAACACGCTCACGCAGGAGCTCATCGATAGCCTCAGGACGAGGAGGAAGAGCCATATTGCACCAAAGATCATCAAGGCAAAGGTGAGGAGGGTCGCAATATCCGTAATGAAAACCTACTTTGAGAGCGACGAGTTTGCGAAGATACTCCCGGCAACCGACGATGATCTCACCTTGTATGGCAGGGTACAGGCCCTGCTTAACGAGTGGACTACAAAAAAGATCAACCTGTACACCAGACTCAAGCCGTCAGTGATCGATTCTCTTGTCTACGGTACGCCATACGCAAAGGTGTACTGGAAAAATGGACTGAGGGTAAACAGGGTAAAGATAAAAGACTTACACCTCGATCCAAATGCTGAAAATCACTTTGATATCCAGTACTGTGTGCACCGTGTCACCACCACAATCGGGAAGCTAAAAGCTCAATATGGTCGTAAACAGGCGTGGAAAAACTTCATAGGCGACTATGATACGAGTATGGTTTCAAGCGTTGACCTCGGTGATGCCTCAAGGGTCGAGGTGAGGGATGTTTACAGGCTCAAGGATGGGAACTGGTATGTGTCTACAGTTCTTCCAAACGATGAGATCATCTCTATTGACCGTAAGCTCAAGGATGGTCTGCCGTTCATCATAGGAAATGTTGAGCCTCAGTTCGTAGGTATCGATGAGCAGAATTCTGTAGAGGCTTACGGAGGAAGCTTCATAGAGTCTATGGTTCCGCTCCAGGAGGAGTACACAATTGCCAGAAATCAGCAGATAGACATGATCGACAGACAGTTAAATCCAAGCTACCTTGCAACAAAAGCTTCAGGTCTAAGCGAAGCCGATCTGCTCGCAAATAGGAAAAAGGTGTCTGTATCAAATCTCAAGGAGGTGAAAGAGATACCAGTACCTGACATCAATCAGTCTATGTACAACGCCGACAGGATCGACGGCGAGATGCAGGAGGTGAGCGGTATCACAAAGTACAACCAGGGTATGAACGATAAGGCGAACCTCAACCAGACGGCGACAGGTGTATCAATCTTAACACAGGAGGGCAACAGTGTAATCGAGGACATTATCAGATCGTTAAATGAGAGCTTCTTTGAGCCGATGATAGCAAGGATAGTCATACTCCTCTACAAGTACGACACGAACCCATTGCTCTATGAGGCAGACAGGTCAAAAAGGCTTCTCTTCTCAATCAGCATCAACACAGGGGTTGGAGCGATAAACAGCGAAATCCAACTCAACAATATCAGCACGGCAGAAAAGAGCGCACATGAAATGCTATCCGTTGCGATGCAGATACAGGATGCTTCAAGAACACAAAAATACCTCAGCATACTAGATGAGCTATACAAGGAAAAAATGAAGCTATTGAGGCTGAAGACGGTATCACACATAATGGAGGAAAAAGATGAGCAATGAGATCGTTGATAAGCATGAGTGCCTGAAAAGCCTCACTGACTTCAGGGGTAGCTGCGGCTACATGATGCTTACCGAAGAGATAGAGATGAGGCGCAAGTCATTATGGAACGGTGTTCTTGATGATGAGCTCTCAGATTCATCGAGGGTACACAAGGTAAAAGAGATGGCTGGAATGGGATCGGTTATGATACTCATTGACGGGCTCATAGAATCACTACAAGAAGAAACAGAAAGGGAACAAAATGGAGAAAGAAAAGACTGAAACAGGCGTTATTGACGGTATGAATATCTACGATGCCATCATTGCGTCAAAGGACGCTAAAATGAAGAGATCGGAATGGAAAGAGTGGTACATCTACACTCCAAAAAATGAAACAAAACCACACCTTGTTATCGGTAAAGGCGACTTTGCATACCAACCGTCAATCGAAGATGTTATGGCTACAGACTGGATCAAGGTAGAGGATAAATAAGATGGAAAATAAATACAACGATATGCCCCCGGCACAACAGCAGCCTACAGCCGATCAGATAGCGGAAATGCAAGCACAGCAACAACAGCAAATGCAGCAGCCACAGCAACCTCAGCAGCAACATGGCGATGATATCGCACAGGCAAAGAGTCTCCTTGGTATCGATCAGCAAGCAAGCAGTATTGAGCAGTTGCAAAACAGGATCGATGAGATGACCAGAAACGAGATATCAAGCGAGATGAGCAGGAAGTATCCGGGGATTCCACTTGATCTTGTGGAGAAAGAGATCGCCAAAGTAGAAGCTATCAGCCCAGAATTCGCAAAGAAGATGAGAAGCACTAAAGACGGTATGGAGATGGCTTACAGGGCTGCAAAGGTAGCCATAGAGCCGCAGGAAGATCCTGACAAAATCACAGAGGGCGAGGGTTCACCGTCAAGGGAGTATCTCGAAGATGCGGTCAAGGGCGGAAAGGCAAATGACTTTGATCTTGGCGACTACATCTTAGGTGTGCAGTAAACCCGTATACTTTTAAACTCTCCTTATTGGAAAATGCCATAAACCCAATAAGGAGATTACGATAAATGGCACTTCTATACTATCACAATCAGGTGAATCAAAAGCCGTCCATTCTCGACGCTATCATCTTGCAAGGGGTGCATACCACTCCTTTCCTCGAATGGTGCGGAAGAGGTAAGGTGACGGCACCAAAGCACTCATGGATTCTCGACAGATACGCAGATGCAGGTCAAAACTTCAACCTTGAGATCACAGATATCGAGGAGAATACCACCGACACAAAGTACATGAAAGAGAATGTGGTGCAGATCATCAAAACAGACTACGGTATGTCAGATGAAGAGGCGGACAACAGCAAGTACGGTCAAAAAGAATGGCCCTACAGAACCGCCAAAAAGGGCAAGGAACACGCAAAAGACATTGAATACGCAATGCTAGGGCTTCATAATGCAAGCGTTTTTGACTCTTACACTGCCGGAACTCCTACTACCCCTGCAAAAATGGCTGGCATCTTCAACTATGTACCGACAGCTCACAGGAAGATGTTCGATACAAACAGCAACGGTACAGGGTCGCTTACTGACTTCACATACGAAAAGCTCGGCGAAATGTTACAGCCTATCTGGGAGAACGGCGGTATCGAGGATGAATCTTTCACCCTTGTAGTAGGTCCATCACTCAAGAAAGCTATCAACAAGTTCGCCGGGGATCAATACTTCAGAAAAGTCAAAGACGAAAAGAAGTTTGACCCAACACTGTACGAACTTGAGACGGACTTTGGATCGGTAAAGGTAAAGATGCACAGGCTATTCGCTCATGCTAAGCTCAGTGACAAAGTGTTTATTGGCAGACTCAATGAGATCAACCTTATGAACAAGATCGCTACGAAGTTCAGCGAGCCGCCTACCTCAAAAACTGCAAGATTCGGTCGTTACTACACCTCCTGTACAGTAGAGATGAAGAAAGATGACTACTTCGCCTGTGGGTCAGGGCTCAAGTAATGATGACCTACGGCGAGGCTCTTGAGTTCATATCGCTCTACATGGTCGGCGACAACATAGAAACCGTACCATCAAAGCTCCACTTCAAGGCAGCCCTATACGAGGTAGCCATGAGGTGCGAACCTCAGTCGCTTATCGCCGATCTCACAGACGACTCAACCGATGTATTCAGGGTCATACATGATGAAAAATATATCAAGCACCCAATGTTCCCAACTCAGGAAATTTCAGAAATAGCAGATCAGCAAATACCTATCGATGACGCTCTTTTTTTTGCGGTGGTGTACTTCGTATGCTCATACCTATCCAAAAAGGCAAGCAGCGATAATCCACTCTACGAAAAGAAGTCTATTTTTGAACAAAGAGCCGAAAGGGTCATATCTGTCTATAACTCAAACATTGTAGGTTGACTGAGCCCACACCAATGGGCTTTGTGAGCCTACAGCTCTCCATAACACTAACACAAAGGAAAAACGATGGGATTTCTTTCATCTATTGGTAACCAAGTAAAACTCGGTATGTCAACAATCAAGGACCTCAACCCTACGCTTCTCGCAAAGCTTGACAAAAATTCCGTAATCGGTACGCTATCAAGCGCAACAGCGTCAAACAGCCCAACAGCTCCAGTATCTACAGCGGCACTTACGGAGCTCAATTCAAAGACCGATCTGAACACTCAGCGTATCGACGCGATGATCCAGGATACATCAACTGCCGGGACAACTGCCACATGGTCGATTGACCAGATCAAGGCGTATATCGCTGAGGTAGATGACACATACTTTGCGGCAGACCTCGCAGAGAGGGATGACGACGCTATCGGGCTTGTAATTCCGAAGAGACAGGGTGTAAGGGTATTCGTTGCGAATGCAAGTTCTGATCCTGAAGTTGGATACGACACTGACGGTACGCCTTTTGGTGCTCACTACATCTACAACGGTACTGACTGGGTACTCATCAGAACGCTCCAGTACAGACAAACCGATGTGTCTGAGCTTGTAAGATACAGCGATGTGGTAGACAGTCTGACCAGTATTGCGGTAGATAAGCCGCTATCAGCCAACCAGGGTAGATTGCTTTCAGAGTCTATTGCTGCCGGGATCAGCGGTTTGGTCATGGCTGTAGATGATACAACGGTACTTGCAGGTGGTGTGATCGAGCTCACCAAGGTTGCAAAAGGTGAAGCCGCCAACGGTATGGCTTTCGTCGTAATGGCAGAGGGTATCATCCCTGTATTCGTAGCTATGGCTTCGGACGGTGCGAGTGCTACGATCATCACCGACGATCCGTCCGTGTATGTAGGGACAGATGTGAGAATCTCATACATCACTTCAGGCGTTGCTACTGGCAACACAGGTGCTGGCGGCGACGGCGGCGACGGAATGGTGATCTAACCCATAGCCCTCTATCGGGGCTATTGCCAAGGAGGTAATATGGCTTTATACAAAAAAGATATTTTGGTAAGACCAAACTCTACCGCAAATTTCGAGACCGCTATGCTCGCATCTCTCAACTGGCTCAACACTACATTTCAGGACAAGCCGGAGAATAAAGATGCAAACGGAAACTACATTGACTACTTCTTTGCCGATGTGTTTTTCTCATACGGACACTCAACGAACAGCGGTCAACTATGGCGTATCTATACACCTGCTTGCCAGTCCATGTACGGACTCACACCTGCGGCAACGGGCAGAATCGAGATGAAGATGATCGATTCACCAAGTATAGAGAGTATGCTTCAAAATCATGATGACAGGATAACTTCGCTAGAGCTCGGATCGGATTCTGTTCAGGCAAACATAATTTAAAAGGACAAGCAATGGTTACAAAGGAATATAATGTTGATATCTCTCAGGAGCTACCTATCGGTATTGATGTTGAGGTTGCTGCGGCAGATGTGGATACTGCAAAATTCAAGGTTCATCCATCAAAAAACAGTGTGTACAAATTCACGGTTAAGGCGACAGACACCCCAACAGCGGTGAAGTTCTATATCTACGATACGAACGGTGACTGCAAGTACGCAAAAACATTTTACACGGATGTAGATGGAACAGTTGCGTATGTGCCGGATAACTGGATGAGCGAAGCAGGATTTGCATTCTTCGTCGTAGTCAATTATGATACAACGAAAATCAGTAGTGCAAAACTAGTGGCAAATGTATTCAATGCTACGATGAGATCGGACAAGGATGCACCTGTAACCATAGAGGAAATGGATGCGAATATCTCAATGGTCGAAGCTATGGCTATTGCACTTGGCGAAAAGGATGCTGCAATAGAGTACATGATCTCTCGAAACAACCTATCTACAAGCAAGGAATCTTTGGGTGCAAAGCTGTCAAACCAGTGGGTATGTGGACTTAACGATTCATTCTTGTCAAGAAGTTTTGCTACTGCAACAGTATCAGGTTTCCTTAAAAAATCAAGCAACAGCACATACCTTGGGTTTGAATTCAAAGTGCTTATTCACAACGACAATGGAACCATATCTATACTTAACACGCATGGGGACAATCTGATTGATGGTGTTATCGTCACACCTAGTATCTACTTCAACAACGCAATAGCCATCAGTACTTCCGATGTGGTTGATATAGTGTACACTGTAACACTGTACGATGGAGGATTCGACAGGATTTACGGACAGTATGTAAACCTTGTGCCTGATGCAAATGCTGTGTAAATGGAGGATGCTATGAGCAATGAATATATCGAGGATGGGTATATTGAAGATGGATACTTTGAGTCTGTAGGACTCAATGTGTCTGTCGATGGTACTGAAATGGTATTCTTTATTTCCAACGGAAGTAAAGATGAGGCAACACTATTGTCTACGATAAAGAGTAGCATTGGTGATAATGAGGTAGCAGTCATTTATATCCCTGAAGCCAAAAAGATTGTATTGAGTGACAAGAGCAATCACTTCGAGTTTAACGGCGGTAATGCAGTAGCTGACATTTCTCCAGATTCTGCATACTACAATCAGATCATCCATGACCTCACGGTGTCGGTAACAAATGCGTTGAAAGAGCAGCTTGCAATCAGCATGACAGCGTGTGTAAAAGCGTCCGACGGATCGATCATTTCCAATGCTTCAGTGACAAAGGTTGATGATACCACATTCAACATTGTTGTACCTGATGAAGTCGTAGGCACAGGGTATCAACTCACTATAGGTGAGAACTGTGGTGGCGATGGGGCGGTGATCTAATGGGATCAATCATAATCAAGGACGGATCGGTTACTATCAGTGATGATATTCTTGCGGTGTACCCTGGTGCTACAGCTACTATCAATCAGGATGGTAGCGTGTCTGTATCGGGAATACCTATCAGTGATATCATCGAAAAATCCATCAGCTTCGATGTTGCTCCAGATTCTGAAAATGTGTTTTGGAAGAGTGTTGATGTTGATGAGGCACTCAAGATTCAATTTGTAGATGGGACTGCATATATCAATACCTTGACCGGGTGCCTGGTAGGTAAAGTGTGCTCTATGGATGGCGACCTCACTATCAAGCCAGATTCACTTCAGGCAGTAGAGGACGCTATTTATCCTTACGGGGTAAAGATAAATATTGCGTCGTTGTTCTCTCAGTATGTAGATGGAAGCATAACTGCCGATCAGCTCGCAAAAGATATCAACGGCGTATACTCGGCACTTGGCTACACTGGGCTATCTGCCGACTCGGAATTGGCTTCGATCATTTCCAGTCATACCGTAGAGGAGTATGCTTCATATCTTTCAGGTGGCAGCTTTCCGTCTGTAGATGATGTGTATGCTGCGATGAATGATACTCAGTATGGAGACGGGATCAAAACGATAGCTTACTCTGACTCATTGAGCGAATACACTCTGTCGCAAAGCAACGGAAGCGTAGTGTATGTACACTCTCAGCAGCCGTTGAGCGATGCAATCAAGGCAGAAATTTCTACCAATGCTACATCGGTATCCCTCGACACCATAGTGAAGAATTTCGACTGTTCAAATGCCTGGGCTCAAGACGAAATCGATATCACTACAAGCTTCGGTGTACGGTTCAATCTTAACTTCAGAACGGTAACGCTTACCGGGTATATCGATGGCGGCACTACATCAAACAAGATGCTCGCCCTCGCACTATATGAGGTGCTAACTCACTTCACATTCATACAGAACATTATCATAATCGATAACAGCGATCTTACTGTGTTCATGGAATATGTGCCTCTAAGCGATGACGGTGAGCACGGCATCAGAAACGGCGGCGCAATCTACGGGAGTAGGGGGCTGAATGATCCTCAAAACGAATGGATCGGAGCAGATCAGATAGAGGTTCTCGAAGAGTTTGTCGGCATCTCGTCTACCGTACCTCCAGGTGAGTGCAACACAGTAATCGTGATTAAGAAGATCGGCGTAAAGCACGATGTTGTTTTGTCCGATAAACTTCTTGCAAATATTGAGTATCTGCTTACAAGCGATGTAAATGCCTCGGCACTGTTCGCCCCAAATATCAATGTGATTGAGCTGAGGGCGTATTTGAGTAGCGGTGGCATAGGTGAAAAGAACTACCTGTACTACTGGGGTATCCTCAATGTCAGGTATAGATATCTTGAAGCAACCCCTGTTGTTGGATACCATGATCTATTGGCAACTCCTGTAGCAAAAAAGGCAAATGTGATTGATGTGTATGACTATAAAGGTTCCCTTGACGGCTCATATATCGATCTTTCTACTGTAAAACCTGCATTTGTTTCAAGCTATTACAAAGTAGGCAGAGATGTATATAGCCTCATCAAGGACCCGTCCAAGATTATCAATCTTTATGGAAGTGCCCTTATAAGGATCAGCAACAACAAAGCTTCAATGGTTGACGAAGATACAAACTTGCCCGATGGACTTGCGTTCTGGGATAGTGAAGTGCTTGACTGGTACGGGCAAGGAATCAACAAGTTTAATATGATACCACCGGAAGCGTCATACGCTTTATCACTTGCGGGTATCTCCGATGTAACAGTAGATACGCAGGTTTCTCAAAATGAAGCGTCGATTTTTGCCTACAAGAATATACCGTCACCTGATCAAAACGGCGTATTGCACATGATAGATTATCTCCCGTACACAGACTATCTTTGGAAGCATGTTTATGTAAACGGAGTTCCATTGCTTGATGCAAACGGAATGACCGAAATGGCACTATCTAAACCACAGCTTGTTGAGGTTAAATCTGACTTCATGATCCGTGACAGTGACAAGTGGTTCATTACAGAGATAGCTAAAAAGTTCGTTGAGATTGTTACGGCTAATTCAACCCCAATAACCGACGATGAGTATTCGCCAGTAAAGGCAGATGTAATCAGAACTTACAACCCTCAGGTATACAATACTGACGAAAATGATTCGTATTTCGGGGATGGATATGTAAATTCATTCAAGTATAAAGCTTTCCACAAGGAGCTATTCAACGGGAAAGGGCTCATCAGGCTTATCAAGGGTGACACATTGACATTCAGCATTGTTCCGGAAGTGCTGAACGGTGAGGTGTATACGAGGGAGCAGGACTACTATGGCGATACCATTACGGTTGAATACCATGATGTAATGACCATCGAGACAGAGTACGAAATATCTCTTTACAACGAAATGGTGTCGAGGACTCATCTAAAGTCAAACTTCATGGGAGATATATGTGATATCACTAACTCTGGTGAAGTGCTTGAAGCACAGGTGCTTAGCAAGCTGCATTCAGATTTTGACTACGACAGTGAAACAAAATTCATAAGATGCTCATACTGCGTTGATAAAAGCGGATCGTATGAGAAGTTTGACTTTGTATTCGATGTGGAGAATATGAATTTCAAAGCTGAGCAGTTCAGAGGGCTACCTACACTTGAGGCTTGCAACCAGGTAGGCATAGAGGGGCTACAGGAGCCAGTATACGACACAAAAGCCGATAAGGTGGAGTACAGCTTTACCGACAATGGCGACGGGTCCGTAACGGTCACCTATATGGCTACAGACAAAGACGGTAACGATATCACCGACAGGTTCAGTACCATCACGCTTGAAGATACATTCATGCACAAATCAATCGACGGAGGTAATGCGTAATGGGTATCTATGATGTCACATACAAATGGACTGGCAACAGTGTAACGATCACCCCAAAGAAGATGAAGCCAGAGGGTCAATCTGTATCTTTTGGGCTCGGTGATGCGGTTATCACATTCAACCTCAGCAACCCGCCTGAAGAAACCATCATCAAAGAGATCACCGGGGAGACAAAAAGCTCCTCGCTATATCCAAACAATCCGTATGGGACTAAAAAGTGGAAGCAAATTGCTCTTGAGGTTCAGGACGAGACTGTAAATCTGGCTATGACTGCCGACGGAGCGATCAAGCCATTAAACTACAAGAGTGCAAATTTCAGAAAGTTTGAGGTGGCAGGATCAGAGGTAGTTCCTGCCGGGTATCTGGCATACGACTGGGGATCATTAAGGAGGATGTCATGGTAGGATGCGATAGAGTCACAACGATTATCCCGGCGGCGACGACCATAGGTGTGACTGCTGAAGATATCGTGGTGTTCAATGTTGGATTGGCTGTAAAGATACCGATTCTGTTCATACTTAATGATGGGGCTGTAACTTGCCATGAGATCAGCACAGTGTCGAATAACATAGTGGGTGCTGTATGGACTCAGGCACAAAGCGACCTTGATTCAATACAAATGAATGAGGTTGCTGAGCAATTCAGACAGGCTGTGGAGATATCTGTTATCGACAATATGCTTCACATTAGATACCTGAACGGTATCTGCCTCGCTTTTGGAACTACAATCAATGGCGGGTTGAGGCTATTCAAAGAGTACAACAATGTAGGTAGTCTCGATGGGAAAGTGTGGACTTTCAGCAAGCAATATATGATGGACAGGCTTACAAATACAACAGTGCCAGTACTTGACGGTACAAACGGTTCCCATCTCGGGGCGAGCGGTAGAATTGTAGTCGATGGCGTACTGTATGACGAGAGCGGCGTGGTAGACACTGGATCAGGCGTAGTGACAGCTACAGGCATCATTGTCGTAGGCGGTCACTCTAAGTACTACGATGGCGTATATGTCAGCCAGTACAACCACAGTATTTATAAGTGCAGTATCCCTTTCGGGCCCGATCAAATACAATACATCGACGATCACAAAGCAGTTGGTGGCGGGTGGTCCGGCGTAGGTGAACTCGGATATGTCGTTGCTTTCGATTTGGGTGCTCCTACTGAACTTCAGAAAAATGACGGGTGCAGGGGCGATGTGTCAGATGTGAAGTACTACATCAAAGATGGGGAGATCGTGTTTGAAGAAAGCACTATGTCGAGATTTGATACTTCTGATATGAATGGGTACGATAAGGTGGCAACCATTTACGAGAGCGACACAACGGATATGTTCATGTGCGATGTGCTTGCTGCCGACTATATGTGGTCAAACGCATTTGGTTTAAACTTTGGGTACTCACAGAACCCGTGGGTGGAGTTCTCAAGCTGGGCTGATAAGCAATAGTGCTTTACTTTTAAACGAGATCATCACTAATATAGTCCTTTATTTCAAACCATGTTTAAAGGACTATATGATGATCACAAGAAAAGTTGGAGAAGCATTCAAGGTTGTAGTATCAACCAAAAAAACACTCTTCGGAGCACAATCTGGCGATTTCAGTGCCTACTATGCTCCAGTAGATAACCTACAGCAAAAAACAGTGGTTGCAGGTGGAGCTACCGAGGCTGAGCTTGCAACCGCAAGTAGATCGGCAACACTCACGGCAAATGCGGCAATCAACGCAACAACCCTCACAGTAGACTCATCCACAAATACTCTTCTTGAGGGTGATACTATCGAGTACTCCACGGGCAAATACGCATACATCAAAAAGATCGATGGCGCAACTATCTACATCAACAAAAAACTTCTGGTTGCCGTACCAAGTGGTGCTACGATCAACCAAAGCGTAAAACTCGGTGAGTATACCACGCAAGACATCTCCATTGCCGATCCAGGCGAGTACATTGTATCAGTGGAGGGTAGCAAGTATAGTATCCTTGTGGAGCAAAGAATCAAAATAGTCGAAGAGGATGTGGTTGTGGTTGACGGAAATAACGATGAGGTCGTAGCGGTAGGATACTGATGGTAGTGAGGATCGATACTACAAGCATATCAAGCGGCGGTGAATTCTCGCTTTACACTTACGCGAACACAACACCGTCAGTAAGCATCTATGCTTTCGATCCGATATCAAAGACTTTCATTGAGCTGGAGCATACACACACTGTATCCTGGTCAGTGCAGCGATTCATGAGTAAGGCACCGTCTCTTCACGGTTTCATGCTTGCGAGGATCAACAACCAGAGAATTGTAAAGCGTATCGGGTATCCACTCACAACCTTTATCATAGGCTACAAGCCAAATGTAACGATACCATATAGGGCCCTTGACGCTAACGGTAATGAGTTGTATGCCGGAAGCATGAGTGCGATTGCAGACGGATTCTACTTCGCAAAAGTTACCGACAGCGTAATGGTCATTGAGACGCTCGGTAAGAAATTCATGATAAACAGAAATCCATCAAACCTCAACTACGAGATAAGCATGGATGACGGAATCATCGACTCATCGTATGCAGACTCGTCAATAGGCGATGTGTCGCTCAGTGACATATCGCTACAGGACATAGAACTAAGTGACGCTACTCTCAATTCAGTATTGGGAAATGTAGTGATAAGGGAGATATAGAATGGATTTGGAACTATTCAACGATGTCATCAAAAACACCGTTGAGACGGTTGTATTGAATGATGATGCGGTTCTCAAAAAAGCTCAAGATGAGCTCAAGGAGTTTCTGAGTAAAAGCACTTCAATATCTGACGATGAAAAGGCAAAGTACTACTCAAGCTTCCTAACCACAGTAACAACCTCTACGATCAACGCGGCGGTCGGTGCTGCTGAGAGGATTGCACTTCAATCCCCTGTCAATGAGCAACAAATCATCTCTATGCAGAATGACGATCTTGTGAAAAAGAACGATGTTGCAGCCAGGGTAGCCAAAGCTAAAGTAGAGATCGAGCAGCTCATCCCGTCTCAAATAGCCCTCAACACCAAAGAGCTTGAGATCAAGGATGCTCAACTCAATCTTGACACCAAGAAGCTGTCCCTTATGGATAAGGACATAGAGCTCAAGACGAAAGAGATAGAGATATCCGGCAAAGAGCTCCTCATCAAGGAAAAACAGGTATCCATCGAGGAAGCAAAGATACCACTCATCGTTGCACAGGCTCACACCGAAGAGAAAAAGCTTGAGCTCATGGATAAGGACATCGAGTCAAAGACTGCTCAGATTGCTATTGACGAAAAGAAGCTTGACCTAATGGCACAGGACATTTTGACAAAGCAAAAAGAGCTCGAGCTTGCCGACGCAGAGTTGGGGTTGAAAGCCAAGCAGATCAAGATCGAGGAAGCCAAGATACCACTCATGGAAGCGCAGACTGCGGCTGAGCAGACCAGAAACGCACTCATGTACGCACAGACCCTTACCGAGCAGGAAAAGATTGCTCAAATGGGAGCCGAGATAGAGTATAGGAAAGAGCAGACGGCGGCTATAGGTAAGTCGTTTGATGTCAATGAGCGTATAGAGGATAAGAAAAATGAAACCAGTATCGTTGTAGCGACGATCCAGGCATCGGGGGTTTAAAATGTTGGTAAGTGAAGCTGTAGACAGAGTGAAAAATCTCATCCAGAGGACAATAAGGGAGTACGACACAAACCCAAGCCTAAAGGTAGCTGCCGACGGGTCAAGAACACCCATAGAGCACCCATTAAAGGACATGGTATCAGACGACATACTCTACAGCATTGACAGTGCTCTCAAGGAGTGTGCCATCAGGACAAACCCTCTCAAGCTCATGGTGCCAAATTCAAGCGTATACACAGAGTTCAAGAGGGTATCTAGCGAGTTCTACATCAGGATACCAAGATTCCCGGTGATCGGAGAAGAGCTCGACATCGACGATGGGCTTGCTCACGGGGTGATCCACATGACGATCTACTTCCTGTACTCTAAGGAGAGCAGATACAAGCAGATAGCCGATGAGATTTACCGTGCGTACAATGCTGCATACCGGGATATGCAAATTCAAAAAAAACTTACAGGAGATGATACAGTGGCAGATGCAGTAGTATATTTCAGATATTCGAGTGACGGGATCAATTTTCATGAGTCGTATGTTGGAGGTGATATCTTCATAAGCTTCAAGAGCGGTGACCAGGGGCTATGGAGCCCTGCTATCAGATTCGTAGGCAGGGATGCAGCCGAAGCAAGCTTACTTGAACTTTCAGACACGCCTGATTCATTTGATGGCATGGGCGGCAAGGTGATCGCTGTCAAGAAGACGGAGGACGGCTTTGAGTTCATCGATATGGTCGCAGGAGAGGGCGGTGGTGCTACAAGTTTTGTTGGACTATCCGACACTCCTGCTACGCTCACTGCTGGCAAGTTTGTAGCCGTAAACGCGAACGGTGACGGTATTGTACTTGTTGATGCACCTACAGGCGGGGCAACGGCTACGGGGTCAGGAAGGTTCGGGGTATACAGACAAGCTATTGAATCTGGCTTTGGAGATATCGAGATCGATACCGAGAACTATAATAGCTTTGTTCTCGCACCAGATGGGGACGCTACGATCATCTTCAAGAGTTTTGACGATGGTAGCGGTACGACTGTAAAGTGTTGGGAGGGGATGGAGATATCAATTATGATCTTTGCCGCCTCATCGACCATTACGCTTGATCCATCGCAGACATTATACGGCAACGCTACTATATCACCGGACGGTGCTACCCTGCTCAGGCTCAGATACGATTACGAGACATGGGTCGTAGTAGAGAACATAAACTATCCTGATATGTAATGCCTAGAGAAATAACCCCGTACCCGAGACCATACAGAGACCCTGAGTCTCTATTGGCTATAGAGATATCCAACGGGTCATTTCGCAAGGCAACAAAGAACTCTCTTTCGCAAAGCAAGAACCCACTTGACCGCTACATTAACCTTGACGATAGCATCGTGGACAGATTGTCACGGGGCGAGCGTACCTCCTATGATATCGACGGCGACAACGAGGTGATTGATATGCCAAAGATAAAGGAGTGGTCAATACTTCCATACTACATCGACATCCCTGATGGCAAGCTCGATATAGTGTATGATCCACGGAGATACTACAGGCGAATACGGTGGCAGGGCAGGATTGATTATCAGCTATCAGAGCAATATGAGTACGCTGGCTCACCGTATAACGGTGGGATCAACAGTGGCTTCATCTTCATGTACAGACCAAAGGTAAAAAGTAGTGACAGTGACTACATCTACAAGTTCGGTCATATCGATCTGCTCACAAATGAGACTACATACTCTATGGACGAAACCATGTGGGGCAGCAAGCCTATACCGTGTGACGGATTCAGTGTGAGAAGCACCCTTGCCGGCGTTGAGATCATCACGCATGAGCCACCTTTCATTCAGGTCAAAAAGAAGCTACCAAACATAGGCACGCTGTACGGGTATGGTGATCACTTTTTCAACAGATACGGAACTACCACCTATGTATACGACAGAAACCTTGAGCTCAAGGCGACTCTCAACAATGTATCACCATCCCCACGGTTCTACTGGAAAGATCGGTATTTCTTTTTGGAGCTCAGCGGCAAGACTACAGTGCTCAACGCGAAGACATGGGAGCAAAAGACCATAAACAAGAAATGGAGCGAGTACCGGGTCATGGGCCTATACGATTTCTACGAGTTCGGCGCATACCGTGGTGCACGATACAAGTACAATCTCAGGAAATACGGTACATGGACTCCCGATCTGCCAGTAAAAGAGATACTCATACCGTTTGACCAGTACGGTGACTTTCAAAAGAGATCATCGACAGGAAGCGTGATACACACTTACGACTTCAAGCACTTTCTCGACACACAGATCAAATTCACTCTGCCGTGCGATACTACTAGATTTTTGAACATCTATTCTGATAGCGTTGTGGGATACTTCGGAAAAATTTGTCTCAGCGGTTCTACTGTATCCACTGAGCTTTTTGAACTTCTAAGGAAATAACTATGGATCAAAACGAAAAAGACAATGTAATCAATATGGGGTCTATGCAGCCAAGGAGAGAGCCGTCCACAGAGCCGCTCAAGCTATCTCAGACACCTGGTAGCCCAAATATGTCACCAGTCGCACAGGCAAGGGTCGAGAACGGAAGCCTGAACTACAATGCAAGGGAGTTTGACCCGGGGAATGATGAGAGCAAAAAGTATCAACCTGCACAGTTCTACGGCGGTCACTACAGCGACATGGCGAACACTGCCATGCAGAATGTTCACATAAGAAACCTTGCCAAGCAGAACATGGAGCAAAACAGGATAGTCGCCGATCTAGCCAAAACCAAACAGGAGATCGACGCCAGGGAGAGGATGAACAACAATGACCTGTTATCAAGAACAGGGATCAGCTTCGCCAATGATCAACTCTCAAGGGACAAGATGGCCCAGGACGCTAAGTTTCATAGTGACACGATGAATCAAAGAGACCGTGAGCTCCAGATCAGGGAAAAAGCTATCGAAATGCAAAATGGTAATAACAGCGTCTACGATGAGATGATCAAGCGAAAGAAGCTTTACCCAGATGCAGAGAGCTTCAAGGGGGCTTTGGGATCAAATGTTGCCGATAGTGCAAGCAGCGAAGATATCACTGCCGCATACAATCACTTCCTGCAAACAGGAAATCAGCCCCAATTCACTCAAAAAGGCAATTGGTACGGCGGTACCGACTATGTGCTACAGCAGAACCAAGCTGGAGACCAGAACAAAAGCACTGACGACAATAAGACAAAAGTGAACCTTGACATCAACCAAAGCAATGAGCTTATGCACGATGTAGCAAAGAACTATGGTGTTTCATTGTCTGATGTGAAGAGGGATTCAAACGGCGATATAGTACTCCCTGATGGCAAGACTATATCTACTCAGCAGGCATGGGATTACTACACCAACTCAAGGGGTAAGTGATGGCTAACCCATACGATCAATTCTCCACCGACCAAAAGCAATCAAATCCATACAGCGGTATGGAGGTTAAGAATAACCCATATGATCAGTTTTCAAAGGCATCTGGCGGCGACACGAACCCATATGAGGCGGCGATCTCCAACAATGATTTCCATAAATCTCAAGACAACAAGCATGGTACGGCAGATAGCTTCCTGTCAGGTGGACTACAGGGATTTGCTGAGTATGGATCATCAATCAATAAGGGGCTTCAAAAGGTAACCGATGCGATAGTGCCGGATGAGTACAATACTGGGTTCTTCAAGGATAATCAAAAGTATTGGGAGCAGCTCAAGACAAAAGAGAAGATCAAGACAAAAGATCACGAGTGGGCTTCGCTCGGTGGTGAGATACTCCTTGACCCGCTCAACCTTACCCCTACAGGGATTGCAAGCAAGGGTAGCAAAGCAAACAGGATCATCAAGTCTGTCGTCGGTGGTGCGGCGGTAGGTGCTTCCACGAGTGCGTTCAAGAACTACGGCGATACCACTAAGACTGATGAGCAAAAGTACGGTGAGATGGCTATTGGCGGCGGTATCGTCGGGGTGCTAAACGGAGTTATCGCAGCGTTCACCAAAGGTAAAGTGACAAATGCCATCAAAAAAGTAGAAGATATAGACAGTAGCGACGAAGCAAAAAGAGCAATCATGGCTATTGCCGATGATCCTAACCTTGCAAAACACTACGGCATATCCGGCGATCACCTCGAAGAGATCAAGAAAATTAGATCGACATACCATGATGTAGACCCGAAATTCAAAAGGGAAGAGACGGGCAGGAAGCCGGAACAGGTGCCAGTCAACCGTGATGAAGTATCAAATCTACCGGTTCCATACGATCCCGCTGCAAGGCTTGAGAGCATAGCATCCCATCCACGCTTTGATGAATTGATAGGCATGAGGGAGAATGTGGCTGCAAAGAACATACAGTATGACAATGTTCTCAATGCCAAACGCCATATCATACCAGGAAGCGGAAAGGACGAAACAATAGTCACCCCTGCTGACTACAGCAAGAACTATGACGCTGACTTCGTGACCACCAAACAGGATATAGCAAACCTCAAAAAAGGCAATATCGATGAGAAGCTCATGGACAAGCTTACTCAAGACCTGCATAGACTTGATAATGATCCCGCCTGGTCCAAATCAAATACAGATACGAGCAAATCCCCGTGGATGGATCAGAGGTACGATGAGAACGGTGTACCGATCTCCAAAGACAACCCTGCAAAAGATAACGGCATAGGCGGGTATGGATACGACAAAGATGGTGCTCCGATAGGCGAAAACGGTATGGCTATCTTCGCAAATGCCGGAACAAATACCCTGGGTGGTGCTCTCGGTGGAGGTACTGTAGGCGGTATGGATGCTGCCTACGAAGATATCGTTGACGGCAAAGACCTCACCATGAAAGATTACCTGGCCAGAATAGGTATCGGCGCGGCAGTCGGTGCCGGGTTAGGGTATAAGTACGGTGGCAAGGCAGAGGGTACAGGGCTGTTCGCCGGAGCGAGGGCAAAGGGATACGATGCTGCTCCCGTAAAGCACGATGGTAAATATGACGACATGAGCCGCTTCGAGATCGACGATAGCAAGATGTCACTCAAGCCAGATGCTATCTCGACCCTTGAGGGCAAGGGTGAGATGAAGATAGCCGATGTGATCGACCACAAAGAGCTCTACGACAACTACCCTGATGCGGCGAACATAAAGATAAAGGTTGACGATTCGCTCCAGCCTGGCAGTGGTTGGTTCAAGGACGGTGTGCTCGGTATCCCAAAGGGAACTACAGACAAAGAGCTCCTCGATACGGCGGTGCATGAGATTCAGCACTGGATACAGTTCAAGGAGGGGTTCGCCACAGGTGGAAGCCAAAAAGCGATGATGCAGAATGTAGAGTCAAGCATCTACAAGCTCGAAAAACAAGGTGATCTTTCCCCGGCAGATGCTATCAGGTACAAGGATGAGCTTGAGTATCTCAAGGGCAATAAGTCTGAGGAGGCTTTCAATCGATATCAGCGTCTGGCTGGCGAAATTGAAGCCAGAGAAGTAGAGGCAAGGCGTGGGCTTACCAAAGGCGAAAGAGAGGCAATAAACCCATACGAGAACGCTGTGACGGCATACGGTAGAAAAAACAGTGAAGAGACGGCAGCCATGAGGGATTTTGTCGATCTCGCTGACTACATGGACGGGAAAATACCTATTGAAGAAACCAACTTTTTCAAGGTCAATGGTGGCGATGCAAGCAGCTTTATAGAGCACATGGGAAGTCTCGAAAGATCAATGCCACAGTTGGCAGATAAATCCCCGGAGGAGCTCCGTGTGGTATTGTCAAAGATCGACGATGAGAGCGGATTGAGAGAAGCTACGAAGAACGCAATGCTTGAGGGCAGATTGAAGAACACCGGGAGTGCAGGGATTGACAAAGCCGATGCGATCATCAACTTTAACCGCTCCAAGATGGAGAAAAATCTTGACCACTTAAAGGATGTTGTCGGAGAGGATCGAGTCAAGGAGTGGAAAGATGCGAGCTCATCCCTTTGGAATCTCTTTAGGGATAGTTTGAGCTCAGAGTACCACAATGCAAGGGAAAAGGTTACAGCAAAATCTAGCGGCGATAGCGTGATGATAGAAAGAGTTCACAAAGTATTGACTGATCTAAGCGAAAAAGACCGTCTCGATATGCACGATTACATAACTGGAGAGGGATCGGCTCTATCAAGTGACCTAAAACCATTTGCAGACCTTATAAAAAACGATATCCGGTCACTTGGAGAGCAGGCGGTGAACCTTAATGTACTGTCGAAAGAGTCATTCGATGAATGGTCAGGATACTACATACGCAGAAACTATGAAAAGCACTTCTTTCGTGACATAAAGAACCTTGTAGGGAGGGGCTTTACCGTTGAGGATATCCACAAACGCGGCAAGGTAGATGTAGTAGGCAAGGACGAGGCTGATAAGATCGTACAGAACCTTTGGACTAATACGCCAGATAATCCGCTCAATATACCTCTGAGAGACGGCGGCGTTCGCGTTGTCGATCTCGGTAACGGCAAGTTTGAAATAAGAAGAGACTGGACCAGGGCGGAGCGTGAGGCTATGGGAGAGATAAGGGATGCCTCTATCACGATCCCTGATACACTTATGCGTATGAAAAGGATGGTCGATAACGCTAATTTCCTCAAAGAGGTATCTGATATGGATAGTGTTGTACTAAAGGACTTCCGGGAGAGGGTGTTTGATCTCGACGGAAACCCAATTGACGGAAAGGCAAAATACAACAGTGAAGAGCTAAAAGCTATGGGCTTTGTTGAAGTGAGCAATCATCCCAGGTTCGGAGCACTTGCCGGAAAGGCTATCAGAAAAGATGTGTATGACGATATCGTTGCCATGAATGATGATCTGTTTGGAACTCTACATGGTGCAGATGGTGCTTTGGCTCGGGTGTGGAAGGGGTATCTGTCGTTATGGAAGAAATCTAAAACCGTATGGAATGTCCCGTCTCACATCAACAACTTTGCATCCAACCTATTCATCATGCACCTGTCCGGCATGAAGAGCCATGAGATCATATCTGCCCTCGGGAAAGCAGGAAAGATGATGTACCATGAGGGTAAATACGAAGAGCTCATCGCTAAGGGACTCCGTGGCGAAAATACCCTTGAAGACATGGCTGAGCTCAGTACTTTAGGTAAAGACCTGCGATACCTTGTTGAGGCAAAGGAGGGAGGGCTACTCGGTAGAAGCCAGCTCAATGACATCACTGACGGTAGGCAGAACTCCGTAGCAAAGAGTCTGCTTGGGGCACTGGACAAGAAAGCGCAGGAATTGTATCACAACGGTGATGCTATAAACAGGATAGCTATGTACACCCATCTCCGTGACAAGATGGGGCTCGGTATCGATGAAGCCAAGAGCATGGTGCTCAAGGTAATGCCTGACTACTCGAAGCCTATGCCAAAGGGGTATCGCGTCTTGAGGGATACAGGCGTGAGCCCGTTCATATCGTGGACATACTACACAATGCCTGCCATTTGGAAGCTGATGAAAACAAAAGAGGGGGCCACGCAAATGGCAAAAGCTGTAGGACTTGTCTCAGCGATGGAATATATGCTATCTGACGGGCAGGTAACGCCACTCGATAACCTCCCATTCTACGATGGCAATAAGCCAGACGAGTTCAAGGGGAGACGGTTTGCCATTGGTCGGGATGGCAGTAAGATAGATACGCTGAAGATCGATAGATGGATACCATACCTTGAGTTGCAGAACCCTCCAAACTTCGTTCTGAGCCAGATCAGCGGCCCAACTGTAAAAGCTATCACGAACCTTGCTACTGCCGGATCGGAAAACGGTATGGTGGACACATACACCGGGAAAGCGGTAACGATGAAAAAAGATGCGTCACAAAGAGCCTATGACACTGCAAAGTATCTAACAGAGAGCTATGTTCCTCTCCCAGGTACTGCATACTCGGCATACGACTATGTGGAAAGTCTTGTAAGAGACCAGAAGAAAAGAAAAAAGAACTCGGTTGTTGAGCCGAGAACTCAGGAACAAAGCATTTTGAAAATACTCGGGCTGAACACCATGACTTATGACAAAGACAACCTCAAAAGAGAGCAGAGAAAAAAGTAAACCCATATACTTTAAAACGGTCAAGACACTATCATTTTTCAAAAAAGTGAGTCAATATGAATCTTGACCTTTCAATATCAGAGATGATCACCATAGGTACTGTGCTGGGTGGCTGGATAGCTAACTATGTAGCCACCAAACACGAGATCAAATCCGTCAAGGATAAAAACGCAACGCTTCAAAAAGACTTGGAGTCAATCGAGGTTAGACTTGACGAGAAGAAAAAGGCGATCACCGATCTTGAGAAGAAAGCTTCCAACTATATCTTATCTGAGAAAGCGTATCAGGACTTCGTGACAAGGGTTGAGGTGGGCTTGATGTTTGACAAGATCAACATGAAGCTCGATTTTATAATTGAAGACAAGAAAAAGGCATAACATGGATACAAAAAACGCTACTCAGTCAAAAACTCTTTGGTTCAACGCGGCTACATTAGTAGTCACGACAGTTGCCACGCTTGCAACAGACGCTACATTCCAGCAGCTCGTAGGAGACTACAACCAGTATGTTGTTGCATTCCTCGCAGTCGGGAACATGGCACTAAGATTTATGACCAACACAGGCATCTCAAGCAAATGATTTCTACAGACCTCGCAAAGCCATTCATTGATGAGTGCGTTCGTCAAGGGATCACCAATAAGCACCAGATAGCGTATATTATCGCTACAGCGTATTGGGAGACCAACAGGACGCTAAAGCCAGTCAAAGAGGCGTATTGGCTAAGCGAGGCATGGAGAAAGCGTAATCTCAGATACTACCCGTACTACGGCAGGGGTTTTGTTCAGATCACTTGGAAAGCGAACTATAAGAAGTACTCCGATATCATCGGTGTAGACTTCGTATCAAAGCCTGACAAGGTGCTCAATCCAAAGCACTCCATGTTCATATTGGTTCACGGATTCAAGCACGGAACTTTCACAGGGAAAAAGATATCTGACTACATCGGAAACGGTAAGTCTGATTTCATTGGTGCCAGAAGATGTATCAATGGGCTTGACAAAGCTTGGAGAATATCAGTGATAGCTAAGCGTATGATCGAAGTGGTATCTAAAGTGGTATAA